GCGTGTTATTGCATACAACGCGAATACTGGTAAATTGACCTACGGTAGCCGCTGTTCCATCGAAAGAGGTAGACAACAACAGGTAGCCTTTTACCGCATCATCATGCAACACTACGGCTTCTTTGTTCACGTTAGCCAATGCCCATATGCGTTTGCCGCCTTTTATAGCACCAGCAACTTCTAAAGAAAAACCAGCCGACTGCACAAGCGTGTTAAAGAAATCTAAAACCTCGCTGGGCTGATGCACTTTGTAGCGATTGGTAACAATGCCGAGAGGCTTGTTGGTGTCATCGCGGAAAATCACATTCTGGTTTTCTACGGCAATAAAACCACGCATGTCGTGACTAAAATACACGGGTGTAGTTTTGGCTTGCCAGTCTAGACCAGCCTCTTTACGCCAAACTTCTATAGGCGCGTCTTTTGTCAAAACCTGACCCAAGCCATGCCAAGGTGTTTCGCCAACGAAAGCGATTTCGTTTTTGCCAGTAATTTCGTTCGTTTCAATTAAATGTGCCATTTTGATTTGCCTTTCAAGCAGTTAAGCGGTCTGAAGTGATAGTTAAAAAACCAGATAGAAACATTGCCGTAGTTACAGCAATCAAGTTTCCAAAATCGTCAACAAGAAACATATCGTTATCGTTGTCGCAGTAATAGCCGAGGGGTAGGATGCGTTGCATTTTGTATTTTCCTTATTTTGTAGTGCGGGGCTTGCGCCCCGCGTTGATTTAAGCCGTTTCGGTTGCCTTTGCGATTTCAATTAAATGTTCGCGAACATCTGTTTTGTTTGCCAATTTGCCATTAAATTGGATGCTGTATTCAATTTGATCGAGAGTAGGCTTGTAGAGTGTGAAAGCGTCTGTGTTTTGTCCGCATAATCTGTTACCCTCGTTCCAGAGTAAAGTTACTGCGTAAACTACGCCACTATCGCGTTTGTGAATTGCGCCAATAGTTCTAACCTGTGCAGTATCAATAGTCGATACCACGACGAGTTGACCAACATAAAGTTTTTTGGTCGGAATAAAGCGTTGCATTTAGATTACCTTTTAAAAAGACCCTTTTGCGTTATTGCTAGGGCATGAACGAATTTTAAGCGAGATTAAATAACCCTGTAAAGTAGGGGGGATTAAGAAACCTTTTGTTTTAAGAATAATTAACTGCTAAATAGAGCCTTTTGCTATAATCTGCCTTATGACCAAACAACAAGCAATCGAAAAAGCGGGTGGGGCGAAAGCCTTGTCCGAACTCTTGAAAATCAGCCAACCCGCAATTAGTCAATGGGGCGATAAATTGCCTATGCAAAGGGTTTGGCAACTTATGGTTTTAAAGCCAGAGTGGTTTTTAAACGAGCCTGTGCAGAATCAGGCATAATTTTGAGGCACGGCTACCTTTAGCGGGGGAAAAGACGATTCGTTACCGTCCTGCCGATGACTCTTTTTAGTAACGCGACCCGACAACGTAAGGCGTAAAAATGACCAGCAAAGTCGATATATGGATGCCGCTATATGTGGCGGACTACCTTTCTGCAACATCTCGATTGACCACCGAACAACACGGTGCGTATCTTTTGATTCTTATGGACTATTGGAAGAATGGTCCACCTCCCGACAATGACCAAGTGCTGGCGCAGATAACCAGAATGCCATTAGATGCTTGGTGCAAAGCAAGAACTATGCTTCAACCATTCTTTGACGTACAAAACGAGCATTGGTTACATCATAGGGTAAATCATGAAATGCTTAAAGCCAATCACAATAAAGCAATAAATATCGAGCGCGGTAAGAAAGGCGCTGAGGCAAGATGGCATAAAAATAGTCCAAGCATAGTTGAAGGATGCTCGACTGATAGCACTTCACCTTCACCTTCACCTTCACCTATAACTTCAATAATTCAAGAACCTACGGTTCTAGTCAAAACCGATACGGTTATTGACCCGAAACGCATAAGTTGTCCAGCAGAGGAATTGTTGAACCTTTATCACGAAGAATGCAAAAGTTTGCCACGCGTGATGATGCTCAACGCCACTAGAAAAAAACATTTAGTTAGCCGTTGGCGTGACGTAGATGCCGAGGACAATTTAAAAAGCAAAGAGGAGGGAATAGAGATTTTTAGGCAAATATTTAAACAGGTGCAAAAGTCTGATTTCCTTTGTGGTCGCACACAAAATAGAGGTAACAGGGTTTGGAAAGCCAATTTTGATTGGTTGATGATGCCGACAAATTTTCTTAAAGTGGTTGAAGGTCAATACGATAACGGGAGAAATTAAATGTCTTTTAAAAATAGATACAACGAAAAAACCGAAATAGAGGACGATAGTGTTCAAAAATTGATGTGTTCGGTAGCGGGTTGCAACAAAAGATGGTCTGTGCATATGAGCGGAGACAAACCGAAATGTTCTTATCACCAATGGGATTGCGAAAAACCTGCAACATTGCGTGATCTGGCTGTTTTATTGCCTAACGAACCTAAGATTGAGAATTGGTATGACAAAATTTGAAGCAAATGAAATCCTCGATAAAGTTAAACAGGGACAAAATTTGCCCTTGGCTGTCACAACTCAAGCCTTACAAGTCACAGGGGACATTACAAAACTATGCCAACATGAAAGAGCATTTAGTCCAACATTATGCGTTGATGGCAATGAACAAAGGTTCAATCGACCATGCGCGTTACATGACACGCCAGTTGCACAGAGAGTGGGCTGGTCTAGGTATCTTGATTGCAAAACGAATCGAGAAATTGAAAAATGAGATACGCGAAAAGAGTTGATGCTAACCAAGAGCAAATAGTTTCTGTGCTTCGAGCGGCTGGTGCTTATGTATGGATTATTGGTTTGCCAGTAGATTTGCTTGTCGGTTACAAAAACAGAACAATTTTGGTAGAAATCAAAAGCACCACAAAAAGCAAATTTACGCCACTTCAGAAAGATTTTTTTGCAAATTGGTGCGGTGATGGTTTGGCAAGAATAGATAGCCCAGAAGCGGCATTAAGGATGTTGAAATGCGTTACCAGTTAAACAACACAGAGCAAACCGCAGTTCTTTGGAACACACTGTTTCCCAAAATTAAACAAGCCCTAGATGCTGGTCGACCTTTAATAATGGACATACAGCAAGCCCCTAAAAGCCGAGGACAAGAAGAAAAATACCACGCCATGATTAGTGAAATTGCCAAACAAGCCGAACATTTAGGTTCAAAATGGGATGCTGAAAGTTGGAAACGATTGTTGGTTGATCAATTTATGCGCGATGCAGGAGTCGGGGGAAATCGAGTTTTGCCTAATTTAGATGGTACGGGTATAGTGCAACTAGGTTCACAAACGAGAAAATTTACCAAAGAACAAGCCTCAGAATTTGTTGAATGGTTGCTTGCTTGGGGCGCAGAACATGGGATTACTTATGAAATGTCCTAAATGCCAAGCACCCACAGATGTAAAGCACACTAAAGATGGGTTAAGAACCCGAGAGTGTTTTAATAACCATACTTTTAAAACACAGGAAATATTGCTTACCGAACCAAAATTGAAGCGGAAATGGAAAAAGCGTGATTTCGATTAAAAAGCATATTTATATTCGTAGCCCTAAATTACTCCGCGCAGTAGCAGAATTAGATTGCCAATGTTGTGGGGCTGGATATGGGGTGCAAGCCGCGCACACTAATTGGGGAGGTGGCAAAGGGCGAGGCATAAAAGCAGATGACAATTTGATAGCCGCGTTATGCCAGACCTGCCATAGTGAAATTGATCAGGGAAAGAATTTGACAAAAGAACAAAGACAGGAATTGTGGTTGAACGCGCATAAGAGAACAGTTAGAATTCTTCTAAACACCAACAAATGGGCATCCAATGTGCCTATACCAAAGGGCGACACATGGTTAAGTACCGAGCAAGCGTAGAAGCACAAGAACCCCAGAGCGACCCAGTAATGCAATTCACGATGTGTCTTTTGCATAGCGTGACCAATGCGCACATCCTGCATTTAACAACGCAGAGTTACTCTGAACACAAAGCCCTAGAAACCTTTTACACAGAAATAGGCGATCAAGTAGACGATTTTATAGAGGCGTTTCAGGGCAAATATGGTTTGTTGCATGACTTTATTGCAGACTATGCTTTACCACCAAAAAGTGCATTAGAATACTTAACATACCTTAAAGATGAAGTAATGATGTTGCGTAATGAGCAAAACTTCCCACAAGATTCAGAACTACAAAACATCACAGACGAAATCGCGCAACTCATAGATTCGACTATTTACAAGTTAAGATTCCTAAAGTAAAACATGACCAAATTAAAAATACAATACAAAAAAACCAACGATTTAATTCCCTATGCAAGAAATGCCAGAACGCACAGCGAATTGCAAATAGGACAAATTGCAGCAAGCATTAAGGAATTTGGTTTCACACAGCCAATACTTTTAGACGGACAGAACGGCATTATTGCTGGACACGGGCGATATGAAGCGGCATTGAAAATGCAAATGTCAGAAGTGCCTACGATAGATTTGTCGCATCTTTCTGACATACAAAAACGCGCCTATGTAATTGCAGACAACAAAATTGCTCTAAACAGCGCATGGGACAATCAACTTTTAGAATTAGAAATAGCCGATTTGAAGGAAGTTGGGTTCGACATTGAACTTCTAGCATTCGACCCATCTGAATTAAACAAAGCCAATATAGATTATTCGATTCTTGACGATGACGAGGTAGATGACGAGTTAGACGATATGGCTAATGGGGTGCGTAAAGCCATACAAATAGAATTCGAGCCAGAGCATTACATAGAAGCACAAGAATTAGTTAAATTCTGGCGTGAACGTAAGTGTTATGTAGGCATGATGCTTATGAACCATTTGAGAAATGAAAAAGAGAAACTGTGAAAGTTTTTACCTTTTTTTACAATAGGTATGAAAAAGCAACTACCAGTTTAGCGTTGTTTCAAAATGGAATAGATCACACGGTGCTGTTACACAACGCAGATGATTTGCAAAAATTTATCAAAGGCGGCACGATACAAGGCAAAGCAGAGGTGACTAACAACGGCAAAGGGCTTGCATATCAACGTAATACGGCTTTAGATTTGATGAACACGGGCGAGTGGGCGGTGTTTATGAGCGATGATTTTAAAAAAGTTTACAGTCACCCAAAAGAATACATTTTTAGTAAAACTTTGCAGTTAACAGCAAACGATGACAAGTTAAACAATTTCAAACTGAAAAAAATTAACACTATAAGTTTAAAAGAAATGTTCAGTTATTTTCCAAAGTTAATAGAACTAGCGGAGGCAAATAACATTCATCTTATCGGATTTGCGTCTAACGACAATCCTAGAGGGATGAAAAATAAGTTTATAACTAGAGGTTTGGCAGATGGTCGATTTTGGTTGGTCAAAAAAAATGGTTACAAATTCGATACAAAAATACAAACAATAGATGACTATGGCTGGACTTGTGAGAATTTGATCAGGCACAAAAATGTTTTAGTGCTTACTTGGACAATTCCTTTTTTTGATCGTTTTACTGCTGGTGGATTTGGTACTGCCGCAGACAGGATGCAACAAAGGAAAGCAGAAATCGGTTACATGATAAATAAATACAACCCTTTAATAAAGATAGCCAAAAAAGATAACTGGCAATATGGCACACACATCAAAATAAACGCATCAGACCCTGCTATTGCACAAGCGAGAAGAAAGTTAGGAATGATATGAAAACCATAGAATTAAATAAAATTCCACATACCACAAAAGTAGGCGATATATGTGGCGATATAGAACCAAACGTAACAGAAGACACTATGTTCATGTTCGAGGGTGAAGCAATCGGGTTTTACATAAAAAACTTAGAAGGCAAAATAAAACAACTCGCTGATGTCGCAAATGCAGAATTGCTCACAGATAGAGTGCCGAAAAGTGAAATGAAAAGGTCAAGTGGTTTCAGAGATAGCGAATTCGAGGTAACGCAATACAGCACTATCCTTGGTGGTTGCCCCCCCAAGCCACACATGAAACGTCCGTATCCAGCCATTAGTAGTGTGCATCAAGTCAAATCGGCACAAACATTCATCAAAGCAATGTTGTTGTTGTGTAAAGAATCAGAGAAGTTAATCCAACAACTAACACCGCACATTTACGAACGACAAAAAAAAATAATTACAGAAAAAGTGCCACCTAAATTCAGATTCGGGGATTTATTTACCTCTAGCATTAGCAATTTCAACATTTCTGCTCCATTTCACAGAGATGCTGGCAATTTAGAGGGTTGCGTCAACGTGATCATCGCTAAGAAAGAAAACGCTAGAGGCGGCAATACGACCGTGCCTGACTATGGCGCAACTGTGGATAGCCGCGACAATTCGATGTTAGTTTATCCAGCGTGGCGTAATGTGCATGGTGTAACCCCTATACGCCCGACAGCGGCTGGTGGTTATCGTAATAGTTTAGTGTTCTATCCTCTTAAAGCATTTAACAATCATTGGGACTGATGCCATACGCGCCATTTAACAGCCGATGTGAAGAGTTGGGATGTAAGAACCCTAGAAGCAAAATCAACGGTTTTTGTATAGATCACGGTGGTAAAGATTACCTAAAAGACGAAGACACCGTATACCAAACACCATTGTGGAGAGCAATTCGTAAGACCCAAATGAGCAGACAGCCGCTGTGTCAGGCTTGTTTAATAGACGGTAGGGTAGAACCAGCCAAACACATAGACCACATATTCCCTTGGAAACGGTATGGCGAGGAGGCATTTGCCCACAATTTGTTTCAATCGCTGTGTCACGCCCACCACAGCCATAAAACAGCCTTAGAACGTAAAGGCGTATATGAACATTACACGCTAGAAGGGCTTAGAACGTATGCAGAAGCCGATTATGCGTATGTTGTTGGGCAACCTGCTTCATAGGGCGCGAAGTCTCGCCTAGCCCCGCCAAACCCGCATAAACTTAAAAAATTGGCAATCTATCAAAAG